TCTGTAATCCAACCCGCAACTTCCATGTTCGATACACCGTCTATTTCTAAGTCAATCGCTTCTCCTTTACTGTGTTGCGATTTCTTTGAACCACCGATTGCATCATTCAATGCGGGAGAACGATACCCACTGTTTATTCTAACGGGTTTCCCGAAATGGTCTCTGAGTGGTTGTGCGATTTCATCTACCACTACTTGTAAGTTCTTTAAATGTTCCTCGTCAGGTTTGTTATCAATACCCAACTTTGTTGCAGTCGCACTTCTAGTTAATTCTTCTAGACTAAAATTTTTACTAAGTTTCACAAACTCTCCTTCTTAAATCACTAGTAGAAAATCTGTGGTCTCTTTTGTTGAAATATATTTCAATATCTCTTTGACGACAGATGTCTCTTCCCGTAAAGTCTTTATCACGATATTCATCTCCTAATATTCTTACGTCAATAGTATATAGACTTAGAATGTCTTCTAGGTCTTGTTCAGTTGCATAAGGTATAATCTCGTCAACGTACTTAATACCTTTGAGTTGCGTATACCTTTCAACGATTGTTTGAATGGGTGCATTCTTTTCTTTTCTATCTACACTTGGGTCTATCTGTAATCCCACGATAAGATAATCACATTGAGATTTTGCATCACGCAACATCTGTACATGACCCGCATGTAGTAAGTCAAAAGTACTGCAAGTAAATCCTATTTTCATTTTTTAAATTTCCAAATAATTAAGATTGTTAATGTTAAAACAATACAAGCAACAAATTCTTCTAAGAGATAATTATTTTTTTTAATATATTCTCCAAATATAGCAACCAATACTATAGAAAAAAGATATGATAAAAATGGAATTGCAAGTATCATTTTTTCATCATCTCTTTGGTCATAATATAATCCCGAACAAAATCAGAACGGACTATATCTTTCCAATCAAATTCTACAATACTAAACTTATTTAGTTGTTCAATAATGTCAATAAATTCAATAATACCTTCCTTATCTTTTTGTTGTTTAAAATCACTTTGGTAATAATCTCCCGCAAATATAATACGACAGTTATGACCGACCCGAGTGATTATACTGTCCAATTCGTGAAATGTCAAGTTCTGACATTCATCTATTATAAGGATAGAGTCATTATAGGTAGTACCCCGAATATAAGATGTAGAAACAAACTCTATCTTATTTTTAGTTTTGAGTTGTTCGTATGCACCTTTATCGTTAAATAGTTCTGCACACATATTGACATATGGAGTTTCAAATGCGGATAGTTTTTCTTCTACAGTTCCAGGCAGAAAGCCTAAATCCCTTGTGGGTACAACACTTCTTACAATAACAAGTTTCTTAATCCTTGATTTACTTAATACCTTTTCGAGTGCAAGATATAGAGAGACAAAAGTTTTACCCGTACCCGCACTTCCGTTGAGTATTAGATTATCTCCGTCTTTCCATGTTTTAAAAACAAGTTCTTGGTTTTTAGTGGTGGGTTCTATCTTGTTAAGTTTTAACATGGATTACAATCTTTGATAGTCGCAATTCGGATATCTTCATATCTTTTATCATCTACCAAATATACAAGAATTCGTGTCCCCTCTGATTGATTTACTTTGGTTGGTGTATTTCTAAGTGTACATTTTTTTGTGTGAAGTTTATTACTTGTATCACTTTGAAAAGAAATCATATAGTCTTGTTTTAATAACATAGATTGTAATTCTTTAAAGTTCATTAGTGATTTCTCTTACCGTCAAAGATGCAAACAAAGTATAAAGGTTCTGCAGTCTCGTTATAAACTCTATGAAAAGACCCGTCAGGTATTAGAACTACATCGTCTGCACTCACACTAAAACTTTCATCATCTATTTCCATACGGCCCGTACCACTCACAAAGATATAGACTTCTTCTTGTCCCGAATGATTATGACCCGTAGTTTGTTTGAATGGATTTAATAATGTTGAACTGACAACAAGATTATTAAGTGTTTTATTATCCTTGAGTAGATAGGTTTCGTTGTCTTTAACAACTTCTCCACCGATATCGTTAATCGTGTATCGTATTTCTTTTTGCGAAGCCATGTTTAACTGCGGACTCGTTGTTTCCACCCGAACCTTTTTTGATACTACTGAGTAAGTTTTGCCAGTCACTACTTGTTCTACTCAGTGTAGAACCTGCTTGTGATATTGTAGAAGGTGTACCGATTACTCCAATCCAATCAGGATTTTCTTTTAACCATTCATTTCTTTTTTCATAAGAACAAAAGATTTCTTTTTCTTCTTCGGTCTTTTTATTTTTTACTACGTATGTCGGCATATTATTATTTATAATTACATAAGGGACTCCGAAGAGCCCCTTACGAGATACTTGTATCACCCCCTTTGTGAAATTTCGTTAATCGTTTCACTTATAGAATGTTTAAGGAAGTCACGTTTTTTGGTCAGTTTGTGAACCATAGAATTATTACCTTTCTTTTTCATCTTGTAAATTCTATTGTCTAGTTCTCGTTCGTCTTCCCTTAATCGTTCTATTTGTGCCAATGTCATGCATTGCCCTCCTTAAAATTTCATAACGAAACTTAGGGGTCAAGGTTAATCGTAAGTCCCTACTTCTTTATCAACCCAGGCCACACTTCTACTGCAAGGTTTCTTGTAAGATACTTTGCGGGTTGTTCTTTGTTTATCATTTTAAGAACAATAAGTGCATCACTTGGGTGAATAGACTCGAGTAATAAAATGAACTGTCTTTCAATTCTAAACTGTTCAACTCCTTTAGACCTCGCACCACGTACAAAATCCCCGAACTGTCTGTGCAACTTCCTTAAAGAAGAAGGTGTACTCTCGGGTTTATTTGGGTTATATGGTGGTGTACCAGCAGGAAGAAGGAACTCCAGACTTTCGTCAAAACAACCACGCACGACATCTTTCAATGCGGGTATGGATTGTTCTCGCAGATATGCGACTCGTTCATTCTTTGATGTTATATTCTCGAACCTTTCTAGGATTTCAAATACTTCTAGTTCCATAGTGTTTCCTATAAAATTATATATACAAATCCCCCTCTCTACAAAGGAGATTTTCCAAAAAAGGGGAGTTTAAGTTATAGTCAGTAAACCCCCACACTAAAAATTTGACTGGCAATTTTAGTTATATTATTTAGAGTCGTTATAACATTACGCACTGCAAAAGAACGACTAACTCGTAAGGGAGTCAGACTGTATCCCCAAATGGATACGAATTATTTATTTAAGAGTTAACTGTCTCTTTATACTTCTTAGTCAGGAACATATAGTTCGCAGACTCGTAATAGTTTATATCTTCGTAAGGTTTCTGACCGTATGCAATCCTTTCCTTACAATTTTCTGCATACATTTTTTTTACAAAATCATTGTAATGCATTATTTGACCCCCACTGAAGCTGGGACTTCTGTACCTATATCCATGAGTAGTTTCTCTATCTTATCAAATGAGTCTTTACCGCTAGCACTCATTCGTTGGTACTCCCAACCTAAGTCAGTAATCAATGGAATTATTTCTTCCATGATATCTAACTTTCTTACGACTTCATCTAAGATGCCTTCTTCTACTAACACTTCTTTCATATTACCTCTCTAGTTTGTTTTAATAATGTGTCTGAATACTTCACACGGGTCAGTTGGAATGAAGTGAGTTTCTTCTAAAGGAAACCATTCTTGTCCAACGTCTTCCGCATCTCTTTTTAATCTATCGTCTAATAACTTGATACAAAGATTGATACCCGTTATTGTTTTCTCTTTATTCAGATAAACATATTGGTCAATCAACTGACACTCTTTGTAGTTCAAAGGTATCCAATCTTTATAACCCGTTGCGATGTGTTCTAGTTCTAGATAACAGTGTGGGATTACACAATCTCCACCACCTTGATTAGTACTAACCTTTAACAAAGGTATGTCTTCTATTCTCCAAGTTGCAAGGTCTCTCACTACGCAACCTCTTTAACTGAGTTCAAATAATCCTTATTATCAAGTGCGTTCAAAACAATTTGTTGTTTTGCGGACTCTACTGAGAAAACATTAAAGAACCTTCTGACTTTTTCAGTCTCACCCTTTTCGTTTTCTACTTCTTTAATAAAGAACAAAGTTGCAAACGACTTAAGACCTTTAAGGTCTTTACCCGAACAACCTAGATATTTAATCATCTGTTTGAAAGTCGCAAACTCTTGACCTTCAACAGCACCATTTAACATAAGAGTATCAAAGTTAGTACCCGTATACTCTTTTTTACTTATTGCATTTATCATTATTACCTCTCTAATTGATATACTGTATATGCTACACTACTCAACATCTTTTGTCAAGTCTTTTTTTAATTAATTTAAAGAAATCGTCTAATTCTTTTTCTTCCTTTGGTGTAGGTTTGAAATGTGGGTTTAGAAAATATTCTTCTAATAATGTACCTTTCTTATAACCTTTCATTACTTACCTTCCTTTTGTCTTCTAAACAACTCTACTTTAGTTAAAGGTGCATCGTCAAATGGATTTTCTTTTTGCCACTTTTCAAACTCTGCAAACTTAGCAGTTGCTAATGCACCTTTTTCTTCCAACCTTTTTTCCATTGCGGGTATGCCAGGTTCAGTGCAAACGGCCATTTCTAACCACACTTTAGTTCTTTTAACATCGTCCACTAAGACTCTTATTTCATCTAAGAACTGTTTAGTCTTACTTACGATTTCTGGTTTAGTTAATTGTGTCATATTTACCTCTCTAATTTATGTTGTTATTATAACAAGGTAAACAGATATTGTCAAGTACTTTTTTTAATTTCTTTTAAATGACCACGTAATTGTTCCATGTTTAGTTTAGTATCTTGATAAAACTTATCTAAATCTAAATCATCGGGTATATCAAAGACGGTATTTGTATTTTCTACTCTACCCTTCAAAAAGTATAAATTATCTTCAACATAAAGTATATCATCTAATATACGGTCTTCTGACCACAGCTGACACCCTACAGACGCATTTGTAGTGGGTGACACTTGGATATCAAAAAAGTCGTCTGGTGGGACTCCTAGACAGTCTGAACGGTATTCTGTGTTTTCATCGAGATAATTGACTAAAAGTGGTATACCCGTATCAATACTACCATAATGTGAAATAAATTCTAAATTAAAAGTCTTTGCATAATTAATATATTCTTCGGGTAAAGTAAATCCACACATTGATATAATAGTCTTGTTTTTAAAAGAAGGAAATACCGAAGTAAGTAAAAACTCTAAAATTTGTTGATTAGGTACAGTCATATGATATCCACCGTCTACAGTCACCTTATAGTTTTCTTCTGCAATCATATTTTGTAGTAGACTTTTCATGTACTTTTCATTATCTAGAAAGTCCCACTTTTCTGGTAAAGTAAAAGACCTATGATTGTGTGATACCATGAGTGAAGGTAATAAAGTACATATCATTGCAGATGCATGGTGCATATTCTTGGTATGTAATACTTGAGTCTCAGGTTTAAATTTAAAGATATCAATATTTCTTTTAGACATCTCATAAACTTCTTTGTGTGTAAATTCTATCTTACGAGAAGGTTTGGTTGAACCAGACGTAGAACTAATCATAAAAATATCGTCCTCGGATATATCATCAGGCATTTCAAAGTCTTTTGGTTCTTTGAATATAAGTTCTTGAGTATCAATTAGTTCTTTACTATATTCTCTTATCATCTGACCGTGAAGTCCGTCATATAAAGCATCTCCCATAAATTTATGATGTACACAATAATCTGCAGGCCCATGCAATGCAAGTTTAGTATAAGGTAAAGACTCTTTGGTTGCGGGTGCGTCAATAATGAATACTTTAAGTCCTAACTCTGCACACGCAAGTAAACAACTTAAATGATAATGATTGACATCTAATATAGAGATTGCAACCACTTCTCCTTTACGGACGTTATAGTTTTCTCGAAACAACATCTTCCATTTTTTAATCTCATGAATAAGTTCTTCTTTGGTTTTACCATTGAAGTTTATGTTATCATTTATTATATGTCTGTTAATAAGTTTTGACAATTTCTTCTTTTCCTAAATTAAATATTATTTCATGAGTATACGGTTGTGTTTTTCTATTTTGCATATACTCATAAATTTCACGACTAGACAATAACATTCTTTCTACCTTATTGTCATGTATTACTTTATTACCATAATCCATAGTAGCATTCATAAATCTTCGTTCGTTTTCTTGACCATACTCTTCCATGATGTTAATATCGTAAACTTTATTTGCAGTCATAAGTGTAGGTAAAAAATAATAATCAAGAGAATTATTATGGTGTGGTGTTTTTGATAATGCAACTCTTTCATGTGTAAAGTCAGGTAAATATTTTTCTACAGACTCCAATACTTCTTTATGTGTATATTGTTTTGGAAACCAGAAATCAGTTATCTTTTTTATTTTTAAAACATTGTTCATGTTTTCTACTGCAATATCATTCTCGTCTACTTTCCATGGTTGGATATCAGTTCCAGGCATCGGTGCAATATCACGCATTTCTAAAACAGTTGTATTATTATCTCCATACTTTTCTAAAATTTTACGATACAGTCCGTCCTTTAAATCCATACGAGTCATTCCACCAGACTTGTTTGGGTCAATCGGTCTATATAAATCGTGTATCATAAATGAACTTAAATAGGTACGATTGTTATAATTAGTAAAGTTTTCAGATACTACTTTATTCATGTAAACAAGTGAGTCCATGTAAAGTAGTTCTTTTGAGTGTTCTTTTGCTAAAACTTCATCGTTGGTTAGAAAGAGAGTCATACCAAGTTCCCAAGCTGCAAAATAACATGCAATGGTATCTGTATCTGCAGTTAGTGTTCCCGTTCCAATATTATCTTCTTTAGTTGCACCTTTGGAAAGAAACAAATGTTTAAACTTGTTTATCTTCTTACAAAGAGTTTTATAGTCAACATTTTCTGTGACGTGATAAAAGTTTGGATTGATTAGTTCACGAGTTATTGTAGTCATCTTTCATATCTTTAATAAATTTAGAATGTATCTTACACCCTATAAATTCATTATAGTAATCATCACGAAGTAAAACATCATTTTCAAATTGGAGTTTTGCTTCATAGTAAGAACATTCTCCTTTCGTTCTGCATAAGTATAATATTCTGCGTTTAAATAATTTACCCTCTTCACGCAGTTGTTTGACTTGGTCGTTTGAACCATGATAATCTTTCCAATCGGATTGTACCCGAGTGATTATCTTTCTTTTTCGAGATTGGTTTTTAGGTAGGACTTTCTTTTTCCAGAAAAACTTTTTACCGATATATTTCATACCAGTATCGCATTCTTCTACTTCATAAACAAATCCTTGATACTTCTCAAGTTCTTCTTCACTCAAATCAAATACTTTATTTTCGTATAACCAAGTCACACGACTATTTAGAGTTCATTTATCTCTACTGGGTGAGCTCCACACATGGGACAGTATAAAGGTTCTTCATCATTATCTATAATGATATGAGTATGAGACTCGCATACGTGACAGATTATCTCATACTCTTTTTCTTCCAAAACTAACAACCCACATTTGCAACTAAATCATCTAGTTTATCTTCAATCCTTTCGAGTTGTTGTGGTGTGTCCACATCTTCCCAACCCCATTCTCCTTCAAGACCATTGACCGAATACTCGGTGACTCTCTTCTCAAAGAAGTTATCATGTGATGCACCATTGAGTACCCAATCTAACCAAGGGAGTGGATTGTCTTTTGCATTGAAGTTTGGTTTCATACCAAGTTGTAATAATCTTCGGTCTGCAATATGTCTGATATATTGTTTGACATCTTTCTTTTCCAGACCTTCTATCTTGTGTCCATTGTACGCAAGGTCAATAAACTTATCTTCTAACTTAACTACATCTTTTGCAATCTGATAGATTTTAGATTTAAGTTCGTCATTGACAATACGTGTGTGTTCTGCACAAAACTCTCTAAACAGTTTTGCATTACCTTGTACGTGTAAAGTCTCGTCACGAATAGACCATTCAACGATTGTACCCATACCTTTCATTTTACCAAATCTCTGGAAGTTTAATAACATCACAAAAGATGCAAAGACTGATAGTCCTTCGTTGAATACTGATTGTGCGAGTGATAGTGCAAGTCCTTGTTGCGTAGAGATATCTCCGTCTTTCATAAAGTCAATCTTATCTGACATCTCTTTGTATTCTAGGAATGCGTGATAGTCTGAGTCTGGTAAACCAAGTGTATCGTTAAGTAATGCATATGCACGTTGGTGTACACCTTCTCGGTTTGCAAAGGAAGATAACATGTTTCGGACTTCGTTGTTTTTAAATTTAGGGATTAGGAGTTCGTGATAGTTCTCTCCTACTTGTACATCTGATTGGGTAAACAATCTTAATACTTGGGTGATGAATAACTTTTCATCGTCTGTGAGTTTAGTTCTCCAGTCCTGAACATCTTCGGATAGTTCTGCTTCATCTTCTATCCAGTGTATCTCTTCGTGTTTTTTAGTTAACTCTACGGCCCATGGGTAGAGAAAAGGTTTATATGTTTTTGAAAATTCTAATAGTGCCATTGTTATCCTTCACATGCTTTGCAGTCTTCCGACTCTTCGATTTCTGTTTTGTCAAATAGTTCCATAAGTTCTTCATAACCCCCAACATATTCACCTTGTAAATATATTTGTGGAACTGTCTTGACTCCTTTTCGACCCGTCACTTCTCTTGCAGTTTTACCAATTTCTTCAAGATTAATCTCGTCATATGGTATACCACGAAGTTTCAGTTCTTCTTTTGCAAGTTGACAGAAAGGACAATTCGGTTTGGTATATACGATTGTACTTGTATCACTTTGCAGTGCGACTCGTTCTACTTTCTCTGAAACATTCTCTGCACGAGACTTTGCTTCAGTTCGTAGATAGTAAAGACCTTTCAACCCGTGACTCCATGCACGTAGATGAACTTTATTTACATATGATTTATCTGCACCAGCGGGAAAGAAAAGATTAACAGATTGTCCTTGACATATATATTTCTGTCTATCTCCCGCATGTTGAACTATCCAGTTTTGGTCTAATTCGTCCGCAGTTTTATATATACTTTTCTCACCTTCTGTAAGGAACGATAAGTGTTGTATAGACCCCTTATTTGTGATTATAGAACTCCAAATACTATCGTTATTCATATCTTTAGACTCAAGTAGTTCTTCAAGATACTTATTCTTTACTAGAAAACTACCCGCACGAGTTCTATGAGTATATGCATTTGCTTTCAATGGTTCGATAGAAGGACTTGTTCCTAAAATAACACCACTCGATGCGTTAGGAGCTATTGCAGTTAGGTGTGCGTTTCTTTTACCCGAACCTTTTCCGTCAGGATATTCTCCTCTTTCTTTTGCAAGTAATTCTGTTTCTGCATGTGCTTCATCGTGAATAAAACTAAACACTTGATGATTGATTTCTTTTGCGAGTTCAGACTCCCACGCAACACCATGTTTGTGTAGAAGAGAGTGAAATCCCATTGCACCAAGACCTAAACTTCTCTCACGCATTGCAGAATACTTCGCACGAGAAATCGTGTCAGGTGCGTTCTGTATGAAGTACTCAAGGACATTGTCTAACATTCTTATCAAGTCTCTTACAATAGTAGTATCTTTCCACTCGTCATAGTATTCTAGATTTAGAGACGATAAACAACATACCGCAGTTCTCTCAGGACTTGTTGGTAAGTGTATCTCATTACATAGATTACTTCCGTGTATCTCAAGACCTTTATCTTTGAGTGGTTGTGGGAGATATCTATTTGCAGTATCAATGAAGTTTAGATATGGTTCTCCCGTTCTAAATCTTATCTCAAGTATTCTTTCCCATAGTTTTCTTGCACTGACGGTTTCTTTTACTGACTTGTCATTCGGGTCAACTAAATCAAAAGGTTTGTTCTCCATAACTGCAGTCATAAATTTATCAGTAATATTGATTGCGTTGTGAATGTTAAGTGCTTTACGTTGGACATCTCCAGTCGGTATACGTATGTTTAGAAACTCCATGATGTCTGGGTGAGAGATATCCATATAGGCCGCATAAGAACCCTTACGTGTTTTACCTTGTCGGTATGCAATCATATCTGCATCAACAGTATGCAGAAAAGGTATTGGGCCTGGTGCGATATCAGATACCGTTCTTACATCTGACCAATGACCACCAACTCCACCACCCATGATAGATAACCAACGCAGTTCACTGGAGTGTTCTATAAGACCTTCTAGGGTGTCTGGAACGTACGTTAGAAAACAAGATATGGGCATACCTTTACTTTTTTTATTTTGTCCGTTAGGTGCGTTAGAAAGTACGGGAGACGCAAACATAAACCACTTCTTACTTACGTATTCGTAAAGTCTTTCTGCGAGTTCTGTATCTACTTTATTGTTATACTTTGACCATGCCCAACTTGCACGTGCGAAACCTTCTTGGGGCGACTTCTCGTCTTTGGTCAAGTAGAAATCTTTTAACATTCCTACTGCATAGTCTTCTAATAGTTTATCTCTTTTTTTGTCAATGATTAAGTCCAAGTCTTCTCCTTGTGAAGTTAAAGTGTGGACTATTATACTCTAATCAAATAGAGTTGTCAATGATTATTTTGAACGGTTTTTATCTATTGCACGAGAACCAAACCAGAACGAAATGATAGCCGCAAAGATTGCCTTGGTATCCTCGTCCCATAATATATTGATTGCGTCTTGAAAGTCCGTTCCTGCTTGTATTGCACCATAGAGTAATGTACCCTCTATGACTGCGAATAAAAGAAAGAATGCATATGTAATGATTGGTCTTACTGACCTTGCTAATCCACCTATAAATCCCGTACCTGATTGTAATACAATATCATGTTGTATTAATCTTTCGTGTTCTTTGTCTTTTGCTTGTGCTTGGAATAATTCTATCTTTTGTTTTCCAAGTTCTTTTTGAAGTCTTGCTTGATGTTCTAAATTTTCTCTGTTGATTTCTGCTTGAACTTCTAACTTACGAAGTTCGTATTTCTGGTCTTGTTTTTTCTTGAAACTATCTAGTATGCCTGGGATTATTGAACCCCCAAATCCTAATAAACTACCTAATAAACTTAACATACTTTTCTCCGACTAGTTTTATATATACAAATTATTATTTACAAAAAAATGTCATGACTAACCTATCTTCTGGAAAACCTTCTGGTTGATGTAATAGGTTTGCATCATACATAATTAACTTATTAAATTCATATTCTTGTAGTTTATCTTCTACAATTGTCCCACACCCTTGACCACCTTTTAGGTATATTACACCACTCTTAATACTTTTATCTACATGTGGTATGGGTTTAAAATCTTTTAAATTCTCGTGTTTGTGAAGATAGAGTTGTTCTGGTTTACTACCAGTATCGATATTTATTTTATCTACTATCTCGGGAAGAAGTTCAACTAGGTTAGGAGTTCTTAGACCTTTAAATAATACACCAGTAAAATAAGTATAATCATAGTATGGTGTTGTTTCTGCAAAATCTAAAACTTCATCTACATTATCTAAAAAATCACGAATAACTATCATACATTATCTTACTTCTGGGTCATCTGGTTCTCGGTCTTTGTCATCTAATTTACCCGCATCACCTTTAATAAATTGTCTCATTTTTGTAAACATTGTATTTTCAGTTGCTTTATCTCCTATTTTTTTCGCACCCGTATATGCGGCTGCCATCATCATTCCTTTTTTACCACCTAACCACAATGTACTCAAACCACCAGTTGCAAGACCAGCCGCAAGTAGTCCCATACCTTTTACACCTGCTGGAGTTGCAAGTATATCAGTAAATCCAATATTACCCGCAATCGCTTCTGGTATACTTGACAAATCATAATCACTATCCAGATTACCTGAGAATGACATTGATAACCATTGATAAGTTAAGAAACCCGCAATTGCAACACCACTTGCAGTTTTTAGTTTAGGATACTTATCCATGAATTCATCTACCTTTATAAGTCCTTTCTGTAGTCCTTTTATTGCACTAGTGGCTGCAACTTTATCTGCCGCAAAATTAACTGCATCATCTACCATTTGCAGTCCGTCTTTTGCTACTTTTGCACCACCTAAACCGACTGCTTTTATTACTTTAAATACACTCTTTTCTTTCCATGCGGCCTTTATGTTTTCTTTTGCAATTCCAAAATCTTTTACAAATTCCTTTGCGGTTGCACCAAGTTCTGCTTTAAGAGTAGGGTGTTTACTTAATGGTTCATTAAATCTATCTGCAGAAGGTTTGTTTGGGTCTGAGTCTGAACCAGATGTTGTTTTAGTATCAACACTATCTTC